GGCGGCCAGTGCTTCCGGGGGGATACCACTCTCCCAGACCTTCTCGGCGGCCTCACGGCCAAGCTGGAAGTCGGTCAAGGTCGCAAACGCAACCCGGTTCATGGCCTCCAGTGGCGCGTCGTCGGCCTTCATCTGCGCCCACACGTCGCCCAGGACGAACTCCCAGAGGACGTCCGGGCTCTCGGCTTCCATCGTGTGGTCGGTGCCGTTGAGCATCCCTGAAAGGCGAGTGCCCTTCAGGTACCCGATAGGCGGGATCGTGTAGCTGTGTTTCCCGACTGGGAAGATGAGGGGCTCGGGTGCGACCTGCTCAAACGCCTTGAGTGGCATGGATGTCTCCTTGGGCTGTTCGGCTGTGGGTGGCTGTTGAGGTGACGCGGGCGACCACAGCCGAAGCCGCCCGCGTCACGTTCAGTTACGCGCCCCGTGTGTACGGGAACGAGTTCGACACACCCACGGCGTTGGTGACCGTGACCGCTGCCGAACCGGCAGAACCGGCCGGCATGACAGCGACGATGACCGAATCCGACACGACAGACCACGTGGTGGCGTCGACCGCACCGAACTGCACGCCCGTCGTCGCGACCGTGCCCGTGAAGCCCGAACCAGTGATCGTGACCACGCCACCGACAGCGATCGCGGTCGGCAGCGCCGACAGGATGACCGGGGCCACAGCAGCGACACCAGGGTTGGTGATGACGGTCAGCTTGCCGTCACCGGTCAGCACGATCGACGCGGAATCACCGTCAGCGACGCCGTCCTTGGACCGCGCCCAAGCCGCCAGGGCGACACCCTGGCCTGCTTCCGGGCCGCCGTTCTTGTCGTACCAGCGGACACCGAGCCGGGCGGCGTCACCGGTCTGCCCGACACGGGCGCGCACCAGTTCCTGACCCGGGTCGTACACGCCAGCAGTCGTGCGCCGCCAGAAGTCGGCGGTGACAGCCCAGCCGTTGCCGATGGTCTCGTTCGCGTCCCAGCCATCGGTGTCGTACGCGGACGTGTCGATCGTCTTCGGGGTCACGTCCGGCTTGAAGGAGAAGATGCCATTGAGCTGCACCCAGCCCCCGGCCAGCGTGAGGTCGGCAGTGCAATCTACGCGAAATTTTCGGGCAAGCGCCGTAGACATGATGAGCCCTTTCTGTGGGCATTCGAAAGAGCCCCATGACGGACGTCGTGAGGCCAGGTGTTGCGGCTGTTACCAGGGACGACCTGGCGTGAGGGGGGTATCCACGTCGAGGGAGTAGGAGTCGCTCCGCATCGACCGTTTGTTGGCGTCAACGCCACCCGGGTTCGAGGAACCGGGCACCCTGAGCACCTGCACAACGTGCGCAGTGCCGAACGTCATGTCTTCGGCGCCCTGCAGGACGTAGAAGACAGCGTCGCCGAGGTCGTGGACATCGAGGCTGTCGTTCGGAATCCCGCGCAGCGCGACCTCGACCCGTATATGGGACAGCGCCACCTTCGGTTCATCGGTGGGGGCGTAGGGATTGAGCCCGACGCACCGGTCAGGGCTGGTCGGGTAGAGGCCGAAGAACACGCCCGTCTCGGTAGCGAGGTAGGGCGTGGAGGTCCGGTAGGTGACGCCGATCCCTGCGTCGGCCAGGTACTGCGCGAGGCCAGTCAGCAGATCCGAGGTGAAGTTGCTCATAGCTTGTCCATGAGGACTTCGCCGGTCTTCTGGATGGCAGCCTCACCCTTCTCGATCATCCCGAGCTCGAGGAACCGGGCGCCGCCACCGTGAGGGTGGGCGAAGCTGAGGTGATCTTCGATCCAGCGGGCGTACACCGACGTGTAGGTGATGGCCACGGTGTTGAGCCCGCCGCGGTCCTTCTTGACCGACCCGGTCGCCGCGAGGTCGCCGGACACCTTGGGGACGAGTTCATCGGCGCGCGTGAGGATGATCTGCGCGCCTTCGGCCAGGGCGTCCTCGATGTTGGCGCGGATCTTGGCGGCGATGCCATCGAGGTCCAGGTGGTTCTCCCACGTCATCGTCATGTGAGGTCGACCTCAACGTGGTCAGGTAGCCCGAGCGAGCCACCATCACGGCGACGCACCCCAGTTACCTGGCAGGCGCGACCATTGACCGTGACCCGAGACTCATCGACAAACACGGCCGCGTCGGACAACGCGGCGTAGAAGATCGACTTCTGCTCCAACTGCTCGCCGGCCGACGACTGGACACGAATGATCCCGTCATCGAGGAAGCCCTTGACGTCGACCGCCGTGGCGTAGGTGTCGCCGCCGGCCCCCGCGCCTGTGAAGGTTTCCACGACGGCCGTGTGGATGAAGAATGCGGCGATGGCGGTCATGCGCGCACGTAGGGGAACGCCGCGGACGTGCCGATGGCGTTGGTGATGAGCAGGTTGACGGTGCCGGCAGTGCCAGCCGGGACGGCGAAGACGATCTGAACGTCGGTCGTGACATCGAACGAGGCCGTGACGCCACCGAGTGTCACCGCCGTCGTGCCCGTGAACCCCCACCCAGTGACGGTCACCAAGGCGCCTGTGGTCGCGAGGGGCGGCGCCACTACGGTCATGTTCGGGACCGTTGTGGGTGGGACCGCGCCCGGCAGAAGGTCGATGCTGAATGCACCACTACGGCCCGCCATGCGGCGTAGCGCCTGGATGTCTGAGCGGGACAGGTAGAGCCCGCCGACGCCGAGGCCGACGCCGGGGGCACCGTATCCGACATGGGCGGACCCGAGGGCGACGTCGTGAGCGGACGTGACGTTGGTATATGCCCGCCCTGCCGCTGCGAGCACGCGCCCCATTGCCGC